TGATTTATACTAGGGGTACACGAGCGACCACCCCCCTGCTGCCTGGTAGATATACAGGATTATGCTAAAATACCCAGTTTCCCTGTAAACCACCTAGTGGCTACATTTATGCACTCAATATTCTGTAAATCTCTTGGCAATATGCTTGGGTGTTCCCTAGGGGGTATGTATAAATAGGTATATATTATATATAAAACCCCCCCGTAGTATCTTCAATACTATTATACACCTCATTTTTACTTTTGTCAATGACGATATGTTACAAAAGTGTCGCAGTTTACAAATAATCTTAAATTAATACTTGACAAAAGTGATATTTGTGTGTATACTAGAATCAGGTACACTTTAAACGGACACACAAACACAACCGCATACTCATATGCACAACGGGTTATCACTAAACTGTACCAATTACGGGAATAACCTAGGATTCCCTACAAAATTTAAAAATTATGGCAAAGTTTGAAGCAAATATACCAAGTTATTTAAAATCAGGTGCAGGTTCTGTACCGATTGATAATAATTTTGATATGGCTGGAGGTCCAGCAGAAAATTTATCACAAGTTATTGATAACTACAATAATAATTTTAGTACAGGAGTAAAAACTCCTGCTAATACATCTATGCCTGCACCAGATACAACTACAAACATGGCTCCAATAAGAATGCCAGAACCTAAAGTAGAATCTAACGCAGATATAAATCCTTTAGATTTACAAAGTATAATTAAACCAGAAGTAAAAGTAGCAGAAGAACCTACTATTCCTTCAGATGAAGAAATTAAAGATATACTAATTGCCTAATACAATTACAAATCTTCCATTTAAAGAAATAATGGAATTAATAAATGCAAGACATGGATTCTACTATAACAAAGACTCAAAAGAAAAGTTTAACAGATTCGCAAGAAAAATTCCTGGAGGCACTCTTCGGAGAAGCACAGGGAAATCCAAAACGAGCAGGGGAATTGGCAGGTTATTCAGAACACTCATATCCAAAGGTACTAAGAAGTCTAAAAACTGAAATAGTATCAAGAGCTGAGAACTACCTTGCAACTCATTCTGCAAAAGCTGCTACTAAAATGGTAGAAATGTTAGAAGAAGATGGAACAACTCCACATGCTAACATTAGAATGGAAGCTGCAAAACAGATATTAGATAGAATTGGTATTGTAAAAAAAGAACAGATAGATGTTAACATGAAAGCAATACATGGAATCTTTGTTCTACCTGCAAAAGATAATTTATATGGAACTAAAGAAGATCCCAAGAAAGTCTAGAGTTATTCCTTTTGGATATTCTGTAGATGACACGGGAAAAATTTTATTACCTATTGAATCAGAATTACTAGCTTTAGAAAAAGCTAAAAACTATTTAAAAACTTGTTCATACAGAGAAGTAGCTAAATGGTTAACTGCTACAACAAAACGTTATATATCATATGTCGGACTTAAAAAAAGAATTACCAGAGATAGCACCTCCGAAGCCAAAGAAATTAAAAACAGTACGACAGAAAGCAAAGCAGTCAGTTAAAGAAATAATAACAAGAAGCAGAAAGAAAGTTGCAGCTGCTGAACAAGCTTTACGATCAGCAAAACAACAAGCAGATAATGTTAAGACTAAGTTTAAAACTATAGATAAAACATTAGATGGTAAAGAACAACAACTAATAACACAAGATGTTATTGATAGTGCACCTAAAAATGTTCAAGATCATATTGGTTCACAAAAGGTAATCTTTAAACCTAACAAAGGTCCTCAAACAGATTTCCTTGCAGCACCAGAACGAGAAGTATTTTATGGTGGGGCTAGAGGCGGTGGTAAATCATACGCTATGCTTATAGATCCTTTACGTTACTGCCACAAGTCAGGACATAGAGCACTTTTACTTAGAAGAACGATGCCTGAGTTGAGAGATCTTATAAATCATTCTCAACGTTTATACAGCCAAGCGTTCCCAGGAGCAAAATGGAGAGAGCAAGAAAAAGAATGGAGATTCCCTTCAGGAGCAAAAATAGAGTTTGGTTATGCAGAGAACATGACAGACGCTTTACGTTACCAAGGGCAATCTTACACATGGATAGGAATAGACGAACTTCCACAATATCCTTCGCCAGATATATATAATTTTCTAAGATCGTCACTTAGATCAGTTGATCCTGAAATACCTGTATACTTAAGAGCTACAGGAAATCCAGGTAATGTAGGTTCTCAATGGGTTAGAGAAATGTTTGTTAACCCAGAAAAACCTAATACAACTTTTGATATTAAGATAGATACACCTGTAGGAACTAAAACTATTACACGTAGATTTATACCTGCAAAGTTACAAGACAATCCCTATCTAATGCAGACTGATGACTACTATGCTATGCTAGCGTCATTACCTGATATACAGAAAAAACAATTTTTAGATGGAGATTGGGATGCATTTGAAGATTCAGCATTTCCAGAATTTAAAAAAAATATTCACATTGTTGAACCTTTTGACATACCTAAAGGTTGGCAGAGATTTCGTGCTGCTGACTGGGGTTATAGTTCTCCTGCTTGTTGCTTATGGTTTGCTATTGATTATGATAATAATCTATGGGTTTATAGAGAATTGTATACTCAAAAAATTACAGCAGATGTTTTCGCAAGAAAAGTATTAGAGTTAGAACACGGAGAATATGTACGTTACGGGGTCTTAGACGCTAGTACATGGGCAAAGAGAGGTGATGTGGGTCCAAGCATTGCAGAAACAATGATACAACAAGGATGTCGTTGGAGACCTTCAGATAGAACACCTAAAAGCAGAATTAATGGTAAACTTGAAATACATAAAAGATTTAAGTTTACTGATGAAAAACAAAAAGAACCAGGTCTTAGATTTTTTTCTACTTGTAGAAATTTAATTAGAACTCTTCCTTTATTACCATTAGATGATAATAATCCTGAAGATATAAATACACATACAGAAGATCATGCTTACGATGCATTAAGATATGGATGTATGAGTAGACCTACGCATACTAGTTATGCCAATAAATTATTTAATAGTAATAACAAAACAACTAATTTTATTCCCTCAGATAAAATATTTGGATATTAACAATAGGGAATAAATGAAAAAAATAAAGTTACCAACTATAACTAAAAAGAATTTTCCTTATGAACTAGTAATGGCTTATTGGGAAGATATTGTTGGATCATGTGAATGGTCTGAAATACCAGATATAAAAAAATCAAAGACAGCAATATGTTGTAGCTTTGGATGGCTAGTAGAACAGAATGAAAATACAACTGTGATAATGGCAGATTTTATATTTGAAGATAATAATAAAATAAAAACAGGTGGTGGACATACTACTATCCCAACAAAAAATATAATACACATTAAAAAAATAAAAATATAGGAAACAATATGGAAATGAAATTTGACCCCAAAGCTAAAGTTAAGCAAGGTGATCTAGGATCAGCTCCTGATGGTAAGCAACCAAATCAAGAACCAGGTAATTTAAAAATTACTTATGGTAAAGAGGAACGTGCACAAGAAACTCAGGATGGTAAATTTGACTACTACGAACCTAAAAAATTTAAAAGTCAACTAGATGCTAACTTTAAAAATTTAGCTGACGAAAAGGATTACTAATGGCTGAAAAAGATAAAACAATCATACCTAAGTCTGGGTATATACCTAAACAAAAAAATATGATTGGGTTAGTAGAAAAGTCTAGTAATTTTACTGATGATACAAAAAAATATTTAGTAAATGAATTAAACAAAAATATTGCTAAAGCTGAAAAAAGAAATAAAAAGCCAGGTATATTAAAAAAAGTTTATAACAATTTATTTAATAATAATAAAGATAAAAAATATGGACAAAGTGATTTACTAAAAGGTAAAGATTACTATCCACCAAAACCTTAATAGGAGAATAACATGACAATAACTGGAAGATACCAACATGGTGAACTTGCACCTGACGTTGCTAAAGTTAAAAATGAAAAACTAGCTATAGATCCAAATGCTAAAGTTAAGCATGGTGCAATAGCTGGAGATGGCAATGATAAACCAGGTAAAAAAGATAAAGTTGATCCTTCAATCTTTAGAATGGCTGAAGAAAGAGATTATTAATTATATATAAAAATGGCAGATAAACCAGAAGAGCATAATCCACTTGTTGGATATGTACAATCTAGATTCCAACAAGCAGAAACTTCTAGGTTATATGATGAAAAGCGTTGGCTAAAAGCATACAGAAACTATAGAGGACTATATGGTCCTGAAATGGCTTTTAGAGATAGTGAGAAATCTAAAGTATTTGTTAAAGTAACAAAGACTAAAGTACTTGCTGCATTTGGTCAAATAATAGAAGTATTATTTGGTTCAGGTAAATTCCCAATAGGTGTTGAACCTACAGTAGTACCTGAAAATTTACCACAATACGCACATTTAAAACCTAAAGAAATGCAAGGTGCTACACCTGAACAACCAGCAGAAAATCCATATGGATTTCCTGGTGATGGTAGAGAAATACCACAAGGTGCAACAGCAGATATGCTAATGCAAAATTTAGCACAAGAATATAAAAGCGTTGGTTTTGATGAAGGACCTTCTCCTGATAATCAATCAATGCCACAAATAGAACCTGCAAAATTAGCTGCAGAAAAATTAGAAAAAATAATACATGATCAATTAGATGGCACTGATGCAATAAAAATTTTAAGACATGTATTTTTTGAAATGTGTTTATTAGGTACAGGAATATTAAAAGGACCATTTAATGAAGAAAAAATTAATCATAGTTGGGATACTGATAAAGAAGCTGAAGAAACAATATATACAGCACATTTTAAAACAGTACCAAAATTAGAAGCTGTATCTTGTTGGGATTTTTATTCAGATCCTAATGCAACAAATATTGATGACAGCGAATATGTTATTCAAAGACATTCATTTAATAGACAACAGTTTGCAGATTTAGTTAAACGACCTTTGTTTGATGCAGATGCTATTCGTGAATGTTTAGAAATGGGTCCAAATTATCAAACAAGAAGTTATGAATCTTCTTTATTTGACAGAGAAAATGTAGAAAATTTATATAAAAACAGATTTGAAGTATTAGAATATTGGGGTATAATTGATAAACGTATTGCAGATGAAATAGGATTTGAATACAATGATGCATTAGATGTTGTATCAGTTAACGTATGGATTTGTGGTGGTAAAGTTTTAAGATGTGTAGAAAATCCTTTTACACCTACAAGATTACCTTACATGGTTTGTCCATATGAAGTTAACCCTTATCAATTTTTTGGTGTAGGGGTTCCAGAAAATATGGATGATTCTCAACAAGTTATGAATGGTCATGCAAGAATGGCAATTGATAACTTAGCATTATCAGGTAACTTAGTATTTGACGTAGATGAAACTATGTTAGTACCAGGTCAAGACATGAAAATATTTCCTGGTAAAATATTTAGAAGACAAAGTGGTCAACCTGGAACTGCAATTCATGGAGTTAAGTTTCCAAGTACAACTACAGAAAACATGATGATGTTTGATAGATTTAGACAGTTAGCTGATGAGGCAACTGGTATACCATCATATTCACATGGTCAAACAGGAGTTCAGTCAACAACACGAACAGCATCAGGTATGTCAATGCTTATGGGTGCTGCAGCATTAAGTATTAAAACAGTTATTAAAAATGTTGATGACTATTTATTAAAGCCCCTAGGTAATACATTATTTCACTGGAACATGCAGTTTAATGATGATAGACCTGAAATAAAAGGTGATCTAGAAATTAAAGCAAGAGGAACATCTTCTTTAATGCAGAAAGAAGTTAGATCACAAAGACTAATGACATTTATGCAAACAGCGTCTAATCCAGCATTAGCACCATTTGTTAAATGGCATACAATACTAAAAGAAATTGCAAAATCACTAGACATTGATCCAGATCAAGTTATTAATGATCCAGAGAAAGCAGCGATATTTGCACAAATAATGGGGATGGTAAATGGAAATCAAACGCCTACAGGCACTAGTGGACAACCGAGTCCAATGGAAAATATGGGAGCAGTACCTGAAGGAGCTGCAGTCACAGATCCAACAGGAAATGGAGGTGGCAACATCGGAACAGGTAATGTACCGTTGCCAGGGGAAGCTGGTTTTGCTTCGCCAAATATTGAACCTGGAATCGGCAAGCCGACACAGTAAAACTAATCAAGGAACTTAATGAGTCAGTATTCACTTTCTTATGATAGTAGTGGTAATGCAAGTGTAACTGCTACAACTACAGCACCTACAAGAACATCAAGTCCAGCAGGTGACTGGAAGATAAGTGATTATGTTTCTCGTACACAAGATTATGGAGTAAACAAAACTTTTAAAGATAAAAATACTCCAGAAGAACAACTTAAAAATATACAAAAAGTATTAGTACCATTTTTAGATCCTAAAACTTCTTATGATGACAAAGATGGAGGTATGGGTATGTATGCTGCAGAAAGAGATGCTTTTCAAAATACAGCAGCAAGAGATAAAGATGGCAATATAATTGGTGGATTAAGTATTAAAGAACAAGCTATGATAACTGCACATCAAATAGCTGCTATGAATGGTTTTGCAAAAACAATTTTAAAAGCTACACCTTTAAGACCTTTTATTAGTGGGGCAGAATTTATTGCTAAAACAACTACAATTGATTATTATGATCCAAGAGATAAAATGTATAATTACACAGGATTTGGTGCAGAATCTGGTGGGGCTGATGATAGAATAGAATCTGCAGGTGGTGTTAATATTGATGGTGATTACACATATGGTAGTGATTATCAAGGAGATGATAGTCCATCTGATATAAATGCAGCAAATAAATCGTTTGCACCTACTTATCATGAAATAGGAAGAACAAGAGATAATGATGGTGGTAATAATAATGGTGGAAATCAAGGTGCTTCACCAGGATCACAAGGACCAGGTGGATCAGACGAAATGGGAAGTTTTTAATTATGGCAATAGATTATAAAGGAGAACCAACAAAATCAACTACAGGAACAATTGGAGCAACTCCATTTGTACCTCAACCTGCTGATACATCTCAGCTAGTTGATAATATGGCACAACAACAAGAACAAGGTGCTGGATTAGTACAAAGACCAGAACCAGAAAGTGTCACACAAAGTCCGCAAATTAACTTAAATAATTTGCAAGATGATGATAAGCGAATATTAAATGTTCACTTAACACCATCTTTAAAAAATGTTTTTAATAAAATATTTGGTGCAGACTTATTCCCAGGAATAGGTATAGGAGAACCTACAATTAGTGTATCAAAAAAAATAATTGAAAACAAATTTGGTAGCGTTGACAAGTTTATGTCAATGGTACAACCAATAGAAAAAGATGAAATTGTGCCACCTGCTAACACAAAAGGGATATTATCTCAAGACGTATAGCAGCCCACAAAATTATGGAAACGAGCTACCCTTATCCATAAGGCACTCAACCTAAGAGGAAAAAAATAATGGAAAAAAAAGAAGAAAATAAACTTTTTAAAAAACCTGAAGGAAAAGCAATGTATCAAAAACAAAGAGATGATGTTGATGATGCAGAAACAGAAGCATTTGCTAAAGGTGAATTAGAAAAGTTTAATCAAGAAAAAGCAGAAACAGCAACCGTTCAAGAGGACACTGAAACATCTGAAGAAATTGCAAGCTCCGATGGCGAAGCTACTCCTTCAACTGAACGCCCTGAAAATGCAGAAGATCGTGTTTTTAAAAAACGTTATGACGATT